GTAGGGAAGAAGTTGTTTTGCGAGTTCTTCAATTTTCATTTTCTAAAACCAGACAGGTTGCCCGGATGATTTCATCCGTACTTCATAAGACGAATGAGCCCACTTTGAATTCGTTGACCACGATTCCGACATGGTTATTGTCCCGTCGCCTTTGTCGTATGACACAACCCAACCATTACCAGCACCTTGCTGGATAACGGTCTGCTCTGCGCCGGGAGTTAGAGCGGCTCCATCTCCGCAACTCAAACAATCCATGACCAGGTTCGCCGCGTTCGACACAACGTCCGAAGATGCACTATTCGAATCGCCAGTTGCCGTGACGGGAGTGCCGACAGAACCGGCCCGTAGGAAACTCGCCCCAACCAGCGCGGCACTATAGATACCCCCGACCGGAGTCGCGATAATGTTTTTTGCTCCCGCCGCTGCGTTTCGAATGTAGAAACCCCAAATCTTCCGGTCTGTCCCGTCTACAGTTGAGAATGCCGTCATTGCCACACCGCCGAAAGTTATGCTGACGCTCGACGGTAATGTATTAGGGGTGTAGACAATAAACCACGCAACCACAAACGTGTCTACCGCCGGACTAAGCGCCAGGGTGTAGTCAGTGGCTTGATTTCCGGCCAGTTGCGCAGAGGTATCGAGAGTTATTCCGCTCACGGTTTCACAAACTCCATTACAGCCCACAGTCCGGTTGCGCCGGTTCCGGCAACGGTGACGCTAATTCCTAACAAATCACCCTCGGCAATGTCGTCATACGACGTGCTAACAACGGGCGGAACAGTCGCATCCAAACTCGAATACTCATTCTCGTCTATCGTCACGAGAGTAGATAGCATACCCCACCACGCGTGCGCCGTTCCTGGCGTGGTTTGCCTGCCCCGTAAAACTTCAACAGTTGGAGTTCCAGACGTGGATTTTGCGAAAACCGTCGCCGTGACTTTGGTCAGGTTATATCCAGCCATCAACGACGGCATAGGGCCCAGAATACGCAAGAGAGTCCCGGTAGACAGGGGGATATCGTCCTCGAATACCTCTACCGCAACCGCGCGACTATCCGCGGCAGACTTAAGGTAAACGATATTATCCAGAATGTCCGTATCTATATTGGCAGATACCACATGCCCGCCGGTATCCCAATTCGTATATGTCGGTGCCGTGTAACCCATAATTTATCTCCTAGTAGGCAATGTGATCGTCCGTTGAGCCTATATCTGACGAACCAATTATGAACCAGACGGTATCGTCCACCGGTTCCAGCGCACCAAGAACGCAGCGGATAACCCCAGTCGGTTCGATAATCAAAGAATAATGTCCAACAAAGTAATCCGTGTTGATACCTGTCATCGTTTCCCGTAATGTAATCCGACTGCCGACGTCCAGCGAGAGCGCAGTTTTCATAATTGCATCACTGGCATTGGCGATAAACTCCATCGAGTCAACGACCGTGCGCGGGGTAGAATAGCGTGACACAAAGTAATTTTTGAAGTCCTCGCCGACATGCCGGTTATGCTGATAGGGCATGTCGTAATTCAGCGGGTGATCGCCGTTTAGGGTTGTACTTGTGCCATCTTCGCCGGTTATGTCTACCGGATCGTACTCATACAGCCCGTATCCGCGCAGGTTGAATCTAGTCACGAAACCTTGTTTCGTCCCGTTATTGGTAAGTGTCACCTGGCAACTATTCGCCCCAAACGTTCCGGCTACTCCGGTTTCATCAAAGGTCTGGACGCCCAGAGAAGCACTCATAACATAGGCGGGCGCAACCTTCTTTTTTGTGGCATGAGAGGATGTAGTAACCGTTTCCTCAGATACATAGGCCATCCAGTAATCAACATCTATTACCGGGGCAATCATGCCGCTGGCACTTACCCGCGCTCCCGAACTAAGCGGATCGGTATAGCGCGCCGTGAACGTGTAAGCTTGACCGGGGGCCAGACTGATTTCTCGTTGAATAGAATAGAGAATGACCGGGGAGGTATCCTCTTGCGACGGGTGTACGGTGACTTTGAATTGATTGAATAGATTGTCGCGCGAGCGGTGTACCCGTAGTCCGGTCATACTATCGTCGAACGATGCAGCCGAAGACGCAATCTTCATGCGCTCGTGCCGGGAGCGGTAGACGAGAGTCTCCCCGCCCGTCAAGTCACCGGTGACGCAAATATCGTCCATCCCGGTCTGTGCTATCTTCTGGCAGGCGTTCATCCCGGTGGTGAGTTCGTCTTTTTCGCTATGAAGTCCGTGTGCATATATGTTATCGCCGGTATCGTAATCCGTTGCTAAAGGAGCATTCGGCATATTCGTTACTACCGCGGCGAGCAGTTCTTGCCCGCGCACGTTTGACTTTGCCGGAATCAACCCAAGTTTATGACTTGCCAATTCGTCCATGTAATCAACAACCGAAACGCTTACGTCCCGTTCGCGATACGCCCCCATCGCGGGCGCAATGTTATCTATTTTGCCGCGAAATTTATAGTAGGGGGTGCCATCGTAGGTGATCTTCAGTCTCGCTTTCATTCCAAGCCCCCACCCGGAACGAACATTTGCATGGTCCGGACTGTACCATCCCAATGTCCCGCCGGAATTGTGCGTGGAGTTGTCCATCGCAAAAGACATTACGCCAGTAGAGGCGATACGGTCACACGGCGTATTGCCAGTTTTTCCGCGTGAAAGCTGGATACCGTTCGAGATACGCACGTCCGAATAGATGTCCGTCCAGGCAGTCCCGGCGAAGTTGGCTTCGAGCGCGATAGTAGCGGAGACTGTCATTGAACAACCTGCTGCACTGCGTCCCGGATAGAACGCGGAAGATAGGTTCGCAACTCACGCAGTTCTTGCAATATGTCTGAATTATCCGAAGAGCTCGCGCCCGCGGGCGTCACCGAAACGCGCTCCCCGGATTGCACCCGCATGGGGTAGGAATCGTTGGGATAACCGGACGGGACGACGAACGATCCGCCGCCCGCGTAACCGTTGGCCTGGTTCCAGATACGCCAATCCGGCGAGCCGGGGGCGTAGGGATTGGTCTTGCTGATGTAATCGCTGATGCTGGTGATGTGATGCGTCTCGAAATAATCAAACGACATGGTGATATTAGGGTTGGCAATCATCCATTCTGCGTAGGCTTGCAAATCGCCCAGAGAAGTGGTGTCAATATTCTCCAATGCGCCCATGATGTTTTCGCTTTGCGTGATAACTTCGCTACTATAAATTCCCCACGCCTCACCCACCGCCAGAAGCGCTTCCATCTCACCCTTTTGCCATCCGTCTGCGCTAAGTTTCTGTGCCATCATAGCCAAGATAGCGCGGCGACTTTCGTCTTCAAACGCAAGCGCGGCGGCGGCCAATTCTTTATTGACATCCGCCAAGTCTTGGCGAAGTCCTTGCATGTGTTCGCCAGCTTCGCTATAATGTCCTTTCGCCGCGTCAATTGCGGCTTGCGCGTCGCCCTGTTTCACAATCAAATCGTCTTGCGTTTTGTTGTAACTGTCTGTGACGCCCTGCAGTGTACCGACGGTAGAATATAGGTCAGCATATCCTTGAGATACCAACTTGGCGGCCTCGGCAGCGGCCTTTTCAGCAGCGGCAAGGTCTACGAACGCCCCAGTGTTTTCGTCTATCTTTTCCGGTTGTGCATCCAGCCAGGCGTTTACTCTATCGCCGTATGCGGCCCATTGTTCGTATTCTGCTTTTGCCGCATTGAGAGCCTTGCTATGCAGTGCCCAATGGAAACTACTTTTTTCTATCCAGGACAGTTCGGTTCCGGCAACTTTCCTGAAAGCATAATCTATGGATGCGCTATAAAGATTTGCCGCCTTTACGCTTCCGGTCAAAGCAACAACGTTGTCGGTTAGCCAGACATTGAAATCCTTACCCTGCTTTTCCAACCCATCCCCAACTTTCTCCCAGAATTCACCCATAGCTATTTTTAGCTGTACCGTCGAGCCCTTATAGGTATCCATCTGGGCAACGGCCTGGCCGCCAAACTTGTCGTTTAGCGTACTCATGATAAGCGCCAATGCACCGGCGGAATCCCCAGCAGTAACCATTTCGGTGATTTGCTCTCGGATAGCCTTCGAGAATTTCAGCGCCCTGGTATTCCCCGTCTCTAGCGCCATTGAAACCGCTTGCGCGGCGGAAGCCATATCCTGACCCGTTCCGGCTGCGTAATCCGCGGTGGCTTGTAACATCTGCTCTAAATTGGACGGATCGAATGATTCCATCCGCATGAATATCTCGGATGCTTTCATCAGAGCTTCATCGTCAAAGTTGGTCAACGGCATCAGGGCTTCGGCAAGTCTGGCTACTTTTCCGGCGCTGATTTCGCTCTCGATGCCCATGCTTTGAATTGTTGCCCCCATCGTAACAAGCGCCGTCTCTGCTTCAGCGGCGGCAGCCAGGGCTGTATTGAATCCCTTGATTGCTAATCCCGCGACTGCCGCGGCAGACGTAATGCCAACCAGTCCGCCAACGCCTCCAAGTAGGCTTTGCCCGAATCCAGCCAACCCCGTTTTCGCGTTCTTTAGTTGTGGGGTTAGATTGTCCTTTACTCCGAGCTCAGCCCATAAGGTCGCGATTTTTGTACTAATGGTCTCACCTCTTGATTATGCTTGTGTGTGCGTGCGCCTTTCCGTCCAAAACGGATATGTATTGATTCAGGTCGGCGACAGACAGTCCGTCAATATATTCGAGCGGCCATCCGAATGTCTCCGCCAGTTGCCAGCGCACAAGTTCGTCTGGTACGCCATCTCCTAAGGCCAGGGCGCTATACACGACCTGGCTTAGGTAGGGTCCGGTCTATTTGCGCGTGTTGCAATCTCACGAAGGAGCCGGGACCAGTCCAGTTGATTGAGTTCGTCCAGATCGGTCAATCCGGTTATTTTTGTTACCGTCGCGTCGCCTTCTTTATTGGATTGGGTCGGGTCAAATATCGCGCGGTACTCTTTGCGCGTGATTTTTGAGAAATCGAAGTTGACCTCTGTTCCATCGGAAAGAGCAAAGGCGTTCGTGTCTTTATTGGTCATGTAAAACCTTTCTCCCGCACAGCGGGCTAATATGCACCGTAAGTTACAGTTCCGTTGCCGACGAAACTCACGTTGAGTTCGGTCAGCGCGTCGTATTGCAAATTAGTCTGCAATCCCTGCGAAATGACAGGCAGGGTGTACCTGCGCTTGCCCGTGGCCGTGCCTTCCGGCCCGAGGATGATCGTGCCGACTTCGCCGAAGCGCAGCGTGTCCTCGAGGGATGTTCCGCCAGTCGCGGCGTTGGCCTGCGCCAATCCCTTGTAGGATGCGTTGAAGTCCTTGACGCCAACCTGACGCCCTTCGTAGGTGGCCGCGCCGGTCGTGTTCACGTCAATCTTACCGGTTGGGGTGAAGGATGCGCCGCGCTGGTACTCCGACATGTCGGTTGTGCCCGCGGTGCCGATCCATTGAAAAACCAAATCTTTTCCATAATATTCCGACATTGTATATCTCCTTTGTGTTTATCCTTTCGAAAGTTCGACGCGATAATCGGCGCCGCTTGTGTAGTAGCGAAGCCCTGCTTCGCTCGTGCTGATTAGTTGGTATCCATTCTCTCGACGTAGCCAGATGTTTGTCCACGGCGTTCCGATGGTTAATTCCTGCTCGTGCAGCAGCGTGTCAATCGCGGCGTCAATCGTCCCAGCTTGCGCGGGTGCGGCGGCGACTGCGTAGGCCCGCAGTACGATATCTTTCATCCGATGACTTATAAGGTTCTGGTCAATCTCGCTCGGGTACAGACACACGACGTAAGGCAAAGACGCGTTATCGGGAGCCTGCTCGAAAAAGACTGAAGGGACAGCCGTTCCGCCAGCAAGTAAGGAACTCAGCGCGGTCCCGGCGGTCCCTGCAAGCCTTGTGTAAATCGCAGTATTCAGGACATTCTGGCTAGACATTTTCTATCGCCTTTGCTAAATCGGTCGTAAACTGATCCGCGGCTTTTTCGACGGACGGGGTCAGGAATGGTCTGGCTGGCATGTTGTTTGACGGAACCCCAAGCTCTTGCCATGCAGCATACTCTTGGTAATACTCAATCCGCTGGACAAGTCCTATCCCGTCTTTCACTACATCGCTATTCGCCCGCAGTTCACCAGACACAGGCCGCGATAGGTCTTGCGGAGGGCGGGCTGGGTCGCGTGGGGTGATCTGGCGCGCGTCCGTGAGAATACGCCACGCGGTCTTGCTTACCACGTCCGCTATCTTTTGCGGGTCTTTGGCAATCATGGCATCCAGAACGGCGGTGTCAAGGGTTACGGTCATATTTTCTCCACCGTGGCTCTCTTCACGCCTAGCCAGCTTCCCATATTTACCGCCTCTACCGTATAAGTTCCGCTGGAATGTGAGAAGCGATTTTGCTCTGTGATGACCGTTGCTTGTGGTAGTGTGACAATCGCCCGCGAATATGGGACGAGCGCTCCGCCAGTCACAGACTCCTTCCCGCCGATGAAGTCCAGGCGACACTGACAAGTTCCGGCCGTACCCCATGCCTCCGACCATCCGCCCTGTCCGTCACTGGTACGTGTCAGAGACGAAATCGTACCCGGGTCAGGGAGCAGGGTCTCTAGTTCAGTTCTGATGTCAGTAAGTTCGGCGGTTGGAAACATGGTTAATCCGAGTCGTAATGGCGACTAATTCCAGATGTGTCTGACCGTTCCATTGTCACCGAATATACGGCAGCGCCGGATGCGTATTCCTTACTCATGGTCAAGCAATTCTGGATTATCTGGCTGCGGCGCAAGTTGTGATTATCGGTCGAGAAGTCGTATGCAGTCACATAGTGAGCCGCCTTCTGCCCCCACACATCCGCAGCCGCGGCATTCACATCATACGAATAGCCGGTCAGGAAGCGGGAAAGGCCGGTGGTATCAGCGGTGAACGTAACCAAGCCGCGCGGATAATCCACGCTGTAAGAAGCCGTGCCGACAGTCGTACCGCCTTCGTCCTGAATGACAAAGCGGGAAGTGCCGCCGGACGTGGTTTCCAGAAACCGGCGCGGCGACTGGTAGTCCAGATATGTCACCGTCCCGCCGATCCCATAAGTTTCGATGGGTTGAAGTGTCTCATGCCGCACCGCGACACCATGCCGATCAAGCACGGTCTGGAGTTGGTCATCTGTCCAGAACGAATTTCCGTTGACGGTGTATTCCGCCGAACCTGCCGCGGTCAGTCCACGCAAGGTCAGGAGCAGGTCAGCCATTGACGCGCGAGCAGCCATATTAGTTCACCTTATTCAGACTCGTCCGCTAGTTTCGCGGGGCTGCCCTTCACGGCCTTGCCGGGTTTCTTGCCTTCTAATTCTGCCACGCGCGCACGTAATGCCAAAATCTCGTCGCGTGCGGCGAAGTCGTGCGGATCGCCGAAATAGCGCGGGTCGAAAAATTCACGGATTAGTTGTTCTTGTAATGTTTCAGCCATATTTGCTCCTTATTTTCCTAACGCTTTACACATCTGGTCAAACCTACCTCTTACATCGCCTTGCCCGTGAAATCCTAAAACTACGGGATTCGGGGATGGGTTTACTTTTCCGGTGGCGTTCCATTTCGCATCTATCTCGACACCGATTCCGATGTTATTGAATACGCCCTGCTCTCGCCATGCCGGAGTCTCAGGGCCAGGATAACCTGCCAGCCAATCATCCATCCGTTTCTTGTTCGCTTCGGTGTTCTGGATATACAATGCACCGATATTCAGATGGTCGAGATTCAGGTTATACGGTGGCTTGGTCAGGACATGGCGGCAAGCCCCGATCTTGTCAGGCGGGCATCCGTCTCGCAGGTCTGCGTCCATATCAATAATCACCGTGTCGCAATCCAGCCAGATAATGTATTTATACTGCTCGATTTCCATCGTCTGGCGCAAGAGTCTGACTTTCGCCCAGTCGCCGATTTTGTCAATATCCTGACCAGCGATCAGCATTTGGTAATCCATCTTGTGTCTCAGGATATATTCGATGTTTCGGGCGGCGGTAACCTTGAACATGTTCGCGCCTTCCCAGTTCTCGGAAACGTGCTGGACTAAAATTGCGTCATTGGGTGGGTTCATGCTGGCACCGTGAATGTCGGACGTTCTTTCACTTTGGCGTCAATCTCCGCCAGGATGGGCGTCCAATAGTTTTCGATGACCTTATCAGCGTCATACGCCAGCGCACCCTCGCGGGCGAGTTTGCGTAAATCCTGATCGCCTCGCATCTGGTAAGCCTGCTCCAGTCTATCTGCGATTGCTTCCCACTTCGGGAGATATTGAATGGCGTTTAGTGGCGTCCAGAACTCAGAGGCTTCCGACTTGTCCACTGACCAGCCAGAGAATTTGAGTTCCGACATGGAAGTCCAGTCGCCAATAATTACGGGGCATCCAGCAGCCTGTGCCTCGACTATCGGGATCCCGAAGCCTTCACCCATCGTCACGGAAAGTAATACATCCGAAGCGTTGTAGACTGAACTCAGGAAAGTATCCTGATAGCCATTTACGATTGCTAACGGGTTCGGCAGGATCACGTCTACACTGAGTTTTAATCCAAGGTGTTCACACATCTCGACCAGGTTGACGCCGCCCTGCTGCCCGGCTTCGCTCGCGATTGTATGAGCGTAAAGGATTGTATCGGGATGTTTGTCATGCAGCGCCTTGAACGCCCGGAACTGTTCGTAGAACGCCTTCCGGGACGGATTGCCTTTATTCATCGCAACCAGAGACACAGTAAAGGCGTCTTTGGGTAGTGGGGCGGTGATCTGTTGGCCGACTTCCACCCGTGAGGCTTCGCGGTCTTTCGGGGTGAAGATGTTCGTATCCACGCAGCAGGGAGCGTAGTGGGTTTTGAGGCCGAGTTCCTGGACCTTCCGCTGCCCGAATTTGCTCATGGCAATCATGTCAAAGGCGGCGGGGAGTTTGGCTTTTATCATCGTATTGACCGTTTCGGAGTCAATCGGATACCAGGGAACCCAGAAAACATCCCCGGTAAACATCTGCGGCTCGCACACCCACACGTCCAGGCAGGTCAACAAGATACGTGCCCCGCTTATCTGTGCATTTCCGGCGCACACATCCATCCCGTATGGGTGATAGCCCATCGGAAAGACGTTCATCCCGTTAATGGCTAGCATGTGGCCCTGGAGCCCGTAGTAGGCTGTCATCGAAACAGGGTAACCGAGCTTTGCAAAACGGGGGAGCAGTAATTTCATCTGCCCACCGTATCCAGTCTGAGCCCAGACGGCATTCGAGACCGCGTGTATGCCTATTTTTTTGTTAAGATTCTGTGGTGCTACTTCATCGGCCATCTCGTACAACTTTCTGCCCCGCCGGGTTCATAACTTCCGGCGGGGCGCTAAATCAGATTACCCTACACCCTTGAGGTAGTTGAAGCCCACCAGGGTCAGGGTTCCAGCGGTTCCGATTGCGTTCTTTACGCCGGCCCATTTACCAGCGGCAAGAACGGGCGAAACGGAAGCGCCCAGCTTCGGAACATAACCGTCATAAACGGTCATTGTCCCGCCCGAGCCGAGAGTCCAGAGTACCGCTTCTTGAACGGTTCCAGACGTACCCAGGTTGACCAAGTTCAGGTTAGCAGTCCCAAGACCGCTTACAACTGACCAAGCGGAGATAATGGTGATGTCTCCATTCTCGGGATCGTTGTAAAACACAGGAACCAGGACAGTACCAGCGCCAGTCGGCATGATACCGACGTTTGCCACAAATCCATGAACATCTTCGCAGTGTGCCATCTCATATCTCCTAGTTGCTCGGAACGTTGGCGAGTTGAAGGATCTGCACGCCGAGAGTAGGACGCCACACGCCATGAGCATAGACCGCGCTCATGTTGAATTCAGTACCGCGCAGGGAGGCGTTACGCTCTCCTTCAACGCGGACAGGGCGACGCCAATCCAGCGCCAAAGCCGACTTGGGGAACACCGCGCCGTATGACCAGGCGGTGCCACCCGTACCAGCGCCGGTCCCTTGCGTAGCGGGCCAAATCTGGTAGATCGGCACGCCGTCAAACTGTGCGACGTAGCCGGTGCGGGTCATTTCCTCGGTGAATCCAGGAGCCTGAGCAAGCGAGGAACCTGCAACGGAAGTAGCCTTGGCGAG